AACTCAATAATCTTATTCAGGGGATTAAATACGGCATTACTAACAGCACCAGCAACTTTTGACGTATCTGCTGTTTCTTCTGCTGCCTGATCATTAAATCCCTTAAAGAAGTCACCAATTGTTCCGATAATAGTAGAACCAGTATTCTTTAAGAAATTGCCAATACTTGCCAAATTATCAACAAACTTCTTAAACGGAGCACTATTCTTAACCTGATCGACAATCTTAATAGTTTTGTCGTAAATATCTTTCAGCCAACCGCTAATTTTCTGAAGCGCAGAAGATAATGGCTTTAACTCTGCCATACGATCTCGGAATTCAGAGATCTTGTTTCCAAGTTTAGCAGTAATCGTCAGAATTCCGCTCATCAATTTTGGAACAGCAGCTGTAATAATCGGCTTAATTCCATTTGCCCAAATTGCTTTCGCCGCATCGACAATTAAGCCAAGCGCATCTGCAATACCAGTCAATGTAATATGGAATTTATCAGCGTTTGACATCTGATTGATCATGCTGTCAACATATTGATAATACGTTTGAGCAAGATTCTGAGCTTGTGTGGTTGCTTCTTCTTCCTGCTTAGTGATTCCCTTGATAGAAGATGTGATTGGATTAGCTGCTTTTGTAACTTTTCCAAGCTGTTTTTCGACTTCTTCAATCTGGTCAGCTGAATATCGCCACGAATCTCCTAACTTTTCATTAACGCCATTCTGAACTTTATAGTAATTATATCCAGCTTCAAGTAATGCACTAAATCTCTTTGGAGCATTCCCGAAATCTCCATGGATAACCTGGTCGACGATACTGCTAAGATTATCTGACGCAACTGTAGCAACAGAACTAAGTTCCTGTGTTGTCACACTAGCGCCATTGACAACTTCATTCTTAATATCTTTGACTCTTTCGCCAAATTCTTCTAAGAGATCACTCGTCTTCTTGAAAACGGTTGATTCTTTGAAGGCTGTTGTAATATCAAGCCACTTTTTGGAAAAGTTCTCAATATTTTTTAGTGTAATTGGCGGAATCAGATTCTTAAACGCGTCCTGAACGTTCAGCATTATGTTGCTGAGGCCTTCAAACAAATTGTAGAAGCCAGCAGTAATATAATTCAGCCCATTCAGATCAGAGCTTTCATCTTTAATCTGGAATCCGGCATTCTCACTAAATTCCTGGAATAAATCGGCAACATCTGCAAGTGGAGCTGCGAAATTATCATACAATTCCTGCGTTACGCTTGACCACAGTGTAGCTGCCTGATTAACATCGCCAAAGAGCGTCTGGAACATTCTCGTGAATGAAGTGCTTACAGCATCCTTTGTCGCGTCAATGGCATCGGTGAATGTCTTTGAAATCTGACCTGCCTTAAACGCGTCAGCAACAACTTTGTTTAATCCAGCAGTCCAGTCCCCATACTTCTCGATGATCTCTTCGCCGCCTTTGTCCAGAATATCCATGGCGTCGTAGATGTTATTGGCAAGACCATCTGCAATTACCTGCTCCGTTGTATCGAAGTAGCTATTGTACATTTGCATGGTCTTCGTAAAGACTTCCGTGGTAAGCCATCCACCTTCTGTTAAAGTCTCTGCGAAGTTTTCTGTGGTAACTTCCATTCCAGCCTTTTGAGCCTTCTCGGTTGTCTGCCACGCATCACCAAACTTTTCTAGAGTTCCTGTCGCCTGGCCTATAGCTATCGCCATCTGCTCGAACTGTTTTGTTGCCATATTTGCATTGACAACAGAAGTCCAGTCCATTTTCTTCATCCATCCAGAGATCTGCGACATCTGATATAGAACTCGGTTTGCAGTAGCTGCGTTCTGACCGGCCTGTGCTGCCCAAGTCGCAATACCTTCTGCAACCTGCCGAGCGTCTTCAACCGCCTGAGCCCCAAAATTTCCACCGAAGCCCTTAGCAGCAAACTTGCCCATAGAGTCTGCCATCTGCTGATAGGAATACGAGGTTTCATCAGCAAACGTCATCAACTTTTTCAAAGAGGTTCCAACATCTTCAGCAGAAGCTCCTGTCGCGGTCATCATGGTGCGGGTAGAAGTCAGAACTGACTCGTACTTTGTCCAACCAGCAGACACCTGGTCAATCGTAAGAGACTTAACCATGTTCTCGGCAAGATTAAGAACTTTATTCGTGACTCTTTCGATAGCTGCTGCAGACATTTCTCCCCATAACGAGAACCGCTTCTGCGTTGCTTCAAGAGCGTTGTTCAGTGAAGTGAAGTCAATTTTGTTTACATTTTGATTGATGGAATCAAGAGACTTTGTAGCGTCCTCGAAGTTCAGACTTTTCTTAAGATCATCGAGTGACTTTAAAGTTTGACTAACACCTTTTTCGAATTGAGCATTGTCGAACTCCATTTTTACTACTTTTTCATCGACATTAGCCGGCATACTTAGTCACCTCCTTCCAAGCTTCGTCTGCTACAGACTCAAGAATCGGTTTCATTGCAGGATTAATATAATCGTTTGGAGGAACATAGCCTCCATTTCGTGTTCCATGTCCGTACTGAATAAGAATCGCGATTGGAACTCCATCATTTACGTTCGAATTAGACCAATTGATTCGGTATCCATGCCCCGTTTTTTCAATCGTATAGTACCAGCTTGCAGCAGTTTTACCGGAATCAACCGGAGTCGCTTGTGCGAGGCGGGAGCAACCGATAGCACCGTATTGGCTTAGAATATTCCAAATGATTTCAGCTCGATCGCGCTTTAAAAAAGATTCAGTTTTGTGGAAGTCACCTTTTTGCGTAATCTTGAGCATTTATGTATCTTCCCATTTTGATTTCTCATCCTTTTGTATGGTACTTTGCTCGACGCAAATTATTTATGTACTCATTTTGAGCATAAATTTCTTGACGGCTCATCTTTTTACCATATCCGTTCTTCGAAGCTTGCTTGTTAGCTTCTTCACTGCAAACATCGATTAACGCCAATAATTGATTTAAATGCCAGCGCTCGCATTCGAACGGAATTCCAAATTGGATCATCCAATAGTATATCAGTTCTGCCGTAATGGTCTCGCGCCTTCTTCCAGAATGATTTGGTTGTTTCTTCTCTACATGAGCGGTCATTGGAGATTGAATGTATTCGTTGATCTTCTTCATTTCTGAAGCTGGAATAGCATAGTACACTTTTGGATCTGGTACTTTATCCATTGTCATGCAACGAATATATTCAATCAGCTCCTCGTTATACTCTCGCTCTTCTGCAGTAGTCAATTTCGAGGAGTCGATAGCCTCTCTATTTAAGAATGGTTTATGATACTTTGCTTCCCATCTGCGAACAGATAGAAGCGAGTGCTCAAGCCGGAGCTTCGTTTCCGGAATATGAATGAACCGATTTGAATTTTCATCAAACGCTTCTGTCTTCGGTATCGTAATCTCCAGCATAAGCACCTCGCAAAATATCTTTAGGCCTGATTCTTATTAGCTTCAGCAGCCTCGGCAGCTTCCTTCTTGGCCTCAACAACTACGGCATTGACAACCTTTGGATCGTTAAAATCCTTTTTGTCCCATCCGGAGTCAACAAGTGCCTTCTGGAAGTCCTTCGGCAGAATTCCAATGACAAACTTAATAAACTTATTTGTATCAGTTGCAAGTTCTACAAAGAGCTCAGAATAAGCAGCCGACTGTGCAAACTTATCAGCAAGGCGGTGTCCTTCTGCGTCTGTCTTCATGAAGAAATCACCATCTTTCGATACCTCGCCATAGGAACTAAGAATCAGATCATTAAAAAGCTTCGCCTGCTTCTTTTCGTCATGAGTATCGATCAGATCGCGGAACAACTTTTCAAGGCCGCCTTCTGTAGACATCTGCATACTTCCAATCTCTGCCTTAGAGATATTGAAATAGAAGTCCTTCGTCTTCTCCTCGCCATCGAAGTTTGTATAGGTAATAGTTTTCTTAAGCATGATACATTATCTCCTTTCGTGTACACTCCATAGAAATAAAGGAAGGAACCAGTTACGATTCCTTCCCATTTTGATTTCTGATTACGCCGCCTTGAGTGCTGCGATGATCTCATCCGGAGTCATCAGCTTACTCTCAGTATTTTCAGTCCCATACAGAGCATCTTCAATTGTCTTGAGCTTCTCCTTAGCAACTGTGCGGGAGTCAATCTCAAGGCAGCATGTCGGCGCATAACCAGCAACGGCTACCGGAGTCGAAGTAAATTCCCAAGAGAATTCTACTGCTTCCGGAGAATCGTTCTTCGTCGAATAGTCACGGTTAGACGGAGAAGCAGTCGAATTGTAAACAAGATGCAGAATGTAACCGAGTGAATCACCTTCTGTATCATTACCAATGAGTGTGCGATAAGCAAGACCAAAAGGTTTACGAGCCTGCTGGCCAATCGTGAGACCCGCCACTGGAGAAGCAGAGCCATCACAAAGCTTCCACTCATCCGGATATGTGTAGGCAGTGATCGTTCCACCAAACTCTTCAACCGCGCGAAGACCAAGATACTTATTGTTATTTGCGTAGAGTTTCGTCTCATCTGCTCCAGAGCGAGATTCACTCACCTGTGTAATACCATTCCAAGCAACTCCTTTGCCATATGCAGAGTCGCCGTCAGATTCCCCGGACATCGGGAAGAGAACTACCTTATCGACGCCAGTCTCATAAAAATGCGCGCCAACCTGATCCCAAACAAGCTTAGACATTTAAACAATTCCTTTCTCTATTAGAAATATAAAGTTAAAGCATCATGATACAAATTATCAGACACATATCTCCGACTATGGAAACATGTACCGATCGTGCTCATGATGCTAAGTGCAATCGTGTTATCTGGATCGTTTGAAATTACAAGAATATCATACCGATTAATTGCTCGATAAAGTTGATTATCTGCGTTATCGGTGTCGATCTTTGATAACGAATAAATAATACATGGATATGACAGATGTACGTCGTTAGGAGGCTGAAAATACAAATTGGATCGCGAGATACCGTTGGTCGCTAAAATATCACGCAACAACTTATCAAGATCTTTACGCGACTTGGCCATTGTAAAGCCCTCCAAGTGTGAGTGTAATTCGAGGATACTCGAAAGCGACGTTGCTCACTCTCCATTTTGATTTCAGCCAGCTAACATACGTAATATCTCCAAGATGATCAGTCATATACGGATCGGCTATTAAAGAAATTTTTGCATCGACTCTCATATTGTCGTTTATTACTTGCGAATTTTCGTATCGCCTTCCATTTTGCAAAACATCTCCATAATAGTGCTTCTCGACGATCTGACTCTTGTAGACACTAGGATGATTGATCGGGTCTACCTCAGTTTGAATGGCAAACCCGATAGACCCGTACCACTTCATTAATGGCCTTCAGCCGATGCGATCGGCTTACCGTTAACGTCAACCTTAATTGGGCTCTTCGTTGTGAATTCGGAAGCCTTCGTGGTGTTAAATACAAGTGCAGAGAACGGCTTCGTCAGAGCGCCAGAGCAACGAGTTTCCATCAGATACTTCTGCTGGTTATAATCGATATCGAAGTCATCAAACATCGTAACTTCGCCACCCTTATCAGCGCCAATATTATAGTCATTCAGGTCGACGATAATTGCAACAGGACCAACCGCGGAACGCTCAAAGATTTCGTCCGGAACTTCGATAATCTTATTAACCCGAAGCGTCGTAGCGAGAACGTTCTCCGTCGGATACAACAGATGACCAATTCCGTCTTCAACAAGCAGCATCTGAGTCAGAGCAGACTCCTTAATAAACAGACGCTTATTACCAGAACCACGATAGTCCTTCTGGGCCATGATGATCGCACGGACTAGATCC